TGGCAGAGCGTGCCTTGCAGCGTACCCTTGTACTCACCCAGTTGACGCAAATGGAGACCGACTTGCGCGAGCAAATGGTTTACGGGGCACCTCCAGAATTAGGCAACCTGTGGACACGGTTTAACGAGATGCGTGAGCAGATTTCAATTGAGCAAGAGCAAGCCAGGGCAGTGCGAGATCAACGTGAGGCGCAGGCGAGATGGCAACGAAGACGGGTAATCGCGGACCTGCAAGACAAAGCAATCTACCTGGGAGCCGCCTTGTGCGTGATCCTATACCTGGCCGTGTTTTGGTCACTCCTGGTGCTGGACCGAAAGACCAGATGGGGTTTCTGATAGCGCTCATATGTATGGTGCTAGTGTTTTGCTTGATGCTGCCGATAATCTCAGTAATCTACTTTGATACCTTGGCGGTGCAAAAGGAAAGCAAAGCTCAGATTGATCGCATGGAGAGGCTGCGCAAGCAGCTCGAGGAAGACCGAAAGGGTTTAGATAAGCAACGCAAGGAGGAAGAAAATGATCGGACTGGACGCAATACTGGGGATCGGCAGCAAGTTAATTGACAAGCTGATACCTGACCCCGAGGCAAAGGCAAAGGCTCAACTTGACCTTGCGCAACTTGCGCAAAGTGGCGAGCTGGCAAAAATGGCTAACGATACTGAGCTGTACAAAGCAGAGCAGACCGGGATCACTGACCGATGGACTGCTGATATGGCGTCCGACTCTTGGTTATCAAAGAACATCAGACCTCTGGCGCTTATCGCAATATTTGTCGCCTATTTCCTGTTTGCAATGATGTCTGCATTTGGGCATAACGCTCAGGCCAGTTATGTCGAATTGCTGGGGCAGTGGGGGATGCTGGTCATGTCGGCTTACTTTGGTGGCCGCACACTTGAGAAAATTATGGAGATGAAGGCAAAGAAATGAAGAACAACTTTGAAACATCTCTGGCTGCCGTGCTCCACCATGAAGGTGGATTTGTCAATCACCCATCAGATCCAGGCGGCATGACAAACCTTGGCTGCACCAAGGCAGTCTGGGAAGAGTGGGTGGGCCACCCGGTGAATGAGTCTGATATGCGCAACCTCAAACCGTCTGACGTGGCGCCACTGTACAAAGCCAAATACTGGGACAAGGTCAAAGGGGATGACCTGCCTGCTGGGCTTGATTACGCCGTATTTGATGCAGCAATCAACAGTGGCCCTGGCAGGGCCGCAAAGTGGCTGCAAGAGGTTGTAGGGGTAACGGCAGATGGATCTATTGGACCTGGGACCATGAAGGCCGTGCAGTCATTTAATGGTGACCTGGTGGCGGCTTACATGGCAAAGCGCCTGGGGTTCTTGCAGAGCTTGACAAACTGGAAGACCTTTGGCAAAGGATGGGGTCGCCGGGTTGATGATGTTGCGGCGGCGGCTGGCGCCATGACAAACCAAACCCTTGCATAAAATAATCCAATGACAAACCTTTACCAGCAGCTCCAAACCCCGGCACCGCCAGACCTGCCCTCACCTGGCGCGGTCTATGACGAGAGACTGACTGCGCAATCCCATCGCGGCCTGCTGACCTACTTTCGCAAGCTCACCAATATCCTGTCAACGGTCCTTGGGCCGCGAGGTGGCAAGTACTTGAACCTGCCATATGGTGCGTTTCAGGACGCAACCGACCAGACTGCGGCCAACACCACAACGGCCTATGCCATCACATTTGACACGACAGACTATGCAAATGGGATCACTCTGTCAAATACTTCACGTCTGAACGTGTCGCAGGGCGGTTTGTACAACGTGCAATTCAGCGTGCAATTCAAAAACACAACGAATGACACGCAAGACGTTGAGGTCTGGTTTCGCAAGAATGGCACTGACATTGCCAAGTCAGGATCGCGTTTTGGACTTGCACCAAGAAAAAGCGCTGGAGATCCATCGCACATGATTGGGGCATTGAATTACTTTGTGGACCTGGCCGAGAGCGATTATTTGCAACTTATGTGGCGGCCATCAGACGTTGGTGTGTCCATTGAGCATTACCCTGCCGGGACCAGTCCAACCAGGCCAGCAACTCCATCGGTCATTGCCACAGTGAGTTTTGTGTCCAATCTTTCCGCATAATCCCATCATGGCACTTGTACCCCTCAGAATCCCCCCAGGCGTTTACCGCAACGGCACAGAGTATCAAACCTCTGGGCGGTGGTTTGACTCCAACCTGGTTCGCTGGTTTGAGGGTACTTTGCGTCCCATTGGTGGATGGCGCAAGAGATCGGCATCCCAACTGACCGGGTCATGCCGTGGCTTGATCACCTGGCGCGACAACTCAGGGGATCGCTGGATCGCTGCCGGTACTCACTCAAAGCTCTACGCCATGAATGAGGCTGGCACGCTCAAAGACATTACGCCTTCAGGTTTGACTGTTGGCATTGCTGACGCAGCCACAAAGACCGGGTACGGGTACTCCACTTATGGCAACTTTGCCTATGGCGTGCAGCGCCCAGATACCGGCACAGTGACGCCAGCAACGACCTGGAGTCTGGATACCTGGGGCGAATACTTGGTCGCCTGCTCAGACGCTGATGGCAAGCTCTATGAGTGGCAGTTGGGGTTCTCAACACCAACCCTGGCCGCTGCCATCACCAACGCGCCAACGAGTTGCAATGCCGTGATGACAACGTCAGAGCGTTTTGTATTTGCGCTGGGCGCTGGTGGCAATCCCCGCAAGGTTCAATGGTGTGACCAAGAAAACAATACTGTTTGGACCCCGGCAGCCACCAACCAGGCCGGGGACTTTGAGCTTGCAACTGTCGGATCTCTCAAGGCTGGCAAGCGTGTTCGAGGTGTAAATCTGCTGTTTACAGATGTTGACGTTCACGTTGGCACCTATATTGGGTTACCTTACGTCTACTCATTTGAGAAGGCCGGTTCTGGTTGCGGGTTGATCTCATCGCAGTCTGTTGCGGCCATTGACACGGCTGCAATCTGGATGAGCAAGTCAGGGTTCTGGGTCTATGACGGGTACGTCAAGCCACTGGTGTCTGACGTTGGTGACTACATTTTCCAAAACATCAACTACAACCAGTCCAGCAAGATCTACGCAGTCCACAACTCCAAGTATGGGGAGATCATTTGGTTTTACCCATCAAGTCAGTCAAATGAAAATGACTCATATGTCACCTACAACTACCGCGAGAACCACTGGTCGATTGGAACTATGTCTCGCACGGCTGGCACTGACCGTGGGGTCTACTTGAACCCGCTGATGGTTTCTGCTGATGGGTACATCTACGAGCATGAAGTCGGGTTTGCCTATGACTCTGTCGCGCCTTACGCTGAGTCTGGCCCTGTGGAGATCGGAACGGGTGAGCAGGTGATGAGTGTTCGGCAAATCATCCCTGACGAGCAAACCCTGGGCGAGGTTGTTGTGTCGTTCAAAACGCGAATGTATCCAACCTCAACCGAGACAACTTACGGCCCATATACGGCAAGTCAGCCGACAGATGTGCGGTTCACTGGTCGCCAGGTCAAGGTCAGGTATACCGGGGCGGTGCTCGATGACTGGAGAGTTGGCATCAACCGTTTGGACGTGATCGCCGCTGGCAAGCGTTGAGACTTAAAATTCAGCCATGAAAGACATCAGACAAATCCTCACCGAAGACCTGGCGAAGAACTATGGTGGCTTTGCCATGACGGTTGACGCCTACTTTGATGGTTTGATGAATGCGCCTAAGACGGGGAACTTTGTTGTGCGTCAGGGTGACACTCTGATCCTGACAAAGAAGATCGAGAAGAACGGCATCGAATTTCATTGCATCAATGGTGAGCGTGCAAAAGACCTTGTGTCCAACGTGCAAAAGTACCTTGATGACTTGAAGGAACATGGATACGACTATGCCGTCACGTTCTACGACAACCCGCGCATCAATGACTTGATTGCACAACTCACTCACCCATCAGAGATCAAGAAGATCGATGATGGATTGTTCAGAACATACGAAGCAACTTTGAGGTTCAAATGGGCGCATTAAATCAATTGGGCAGTGCCGCAAGCAGTTTTGTTCAAGATCCTATCGGCAGCACCAGCAATGCTCTGGCAAAGGTGGATAAAGATCTGAGCTTGTCTCAGAATGCACCATTAATTGCGGCAGGTACTGCTGCATATTTCGGCGCTCCATATTTAATGTCTCAGTTTGGGGCTGGGGCTGCCGGTGCTGCTGGCGCAGGCGCTGCCGACCTAGCTGCGTATGACGCCATTGCTGGACTGACTGCTGGAGGTGCTGGCGCTGTTGGTGCTGGTGGTCTTGGTGGATTGCTTACCGGCGCACTGGATTTTGCAAAAGCAAATCCATCTTTGGCATTGGCTGGCGCAGGCTTGGCCGCAAAGGCATTGGGTGGCAGCAGCAGCACGCCGTCATCTTCAACATCATCAACCTCCATCGATCCTGACATCAAGGCTGCATATCTCCAGCAGTTGGCTGATGCCAGAACCGCTGCGGCAGGTCTTGGCACAAGGCAGTTTGAGGGGTTCACCCCAGGCTATGCCACGGCAGAGCAGCAGCTCACGGCCACCGGCATTGGCGGTGCTGGTCAGCAGACAACCAACCGGGCTGCCGAACTGGCACTCGCAGAGGCTGGCTACACACCCCAGCAGATCCAGGCCATGACGGGTGCTCAGTACATGGCTGCATACCAAAACCCTTACGAGAATCAAGTGGTGCAGGGTACGCTGGCAGACATTGAGCGTCAGCGCCAGATCTCTCAGCAGGCACAGCAAGCTCGAGCAACAGGTGCCAGGGCATTTGGTGGCTCGCGCCAGGCAGTGGCAGAGTCCATCGCCAATGAAGACTATATGCGCCAGGCAGCCAACACTGCCGCTCAGTTGCGCTCTGCCGGGTTTACCACG